CATATAGAAACAGTATGCTTATTAACGTTGAAAAATCAATAATGTTTAATAAATAAATATTAAAAAAATTGGAGTTTGTACACCTCGCGTACACATAAAATCACTTGGTGTACAAAATTCCATTAGTAACATTTTCAAAAATATCAACAGCATTTTGTTCCATAACTTCGGTATTATGGACGTAAGTTTGAAGCGTTGTTTCAATTTTTTTATGTCCAAGCCTTTCTTGTACAGATTTTGGGTTAGCACCATTTTCAATTAAAATAGTAGCATGAGTATGTCTTAAACTATGGTAATCAAAAGCAAGTTTTAACTGCGTGTGAATTACTCTAGAGCAATATTTAAAAGAATCAGTGGAAGTATACTCACCGTTTTCGCAAATGCAAATTAGTTTTACTCTAGGCAGTACCGGATTTATGCATTTTTGTACAGGTATTATTCTAAACATTTCATTTCCTTTTTCATCATATTCTTTTTTCTTTACGTAAATAGTGTAGTATTCACCATATTGTAATTCATATTCTTGCTGCTTCTTTTTTTCGGCTTTCAAAGCAGTAATTAATGTGGTGCCAATTTTAATAGTTCGGTTTGAATTATATTTTGGATCAGAAAAATACCATGATGATTTCTCTTCTCTTTTATTTTTTTCCTTAAAGACCTTCCTGACATCAAGACCGTAATTTCTTTTTACAATTTGTTTATTAACTGTTAATGTTTTATTTTCAAAATCAATATCATCCCATGTCAGTGCAAAAGTTTCAGATATTCTTAGACCGCAGTTCCATCCTATTAAAAGAGGAATATGAAATCTATTACCTGCAGGGAATCTATTGATAATAATTTGAAATTCTTCTTGACTTAAAACAATTCTTTCTTTTGGCTTTCTTTCAACTTTAGGAAATTTAACATAATTCATGGGATTTTCTTTAATATATTTTAACGGCTGAACTGAATAATCAAGTGCTGTAGAAAATGTTGATAATATACCAACAAGGTGAGATTTTGAGAATCCATTAATTTTTAATTGGTTTGCATATTCGATAAGTATAGTGGGGTTAATAGAGCTTAACTTGTAATTTCCGAATTTTGGCTTAAGATGGTTTTCTATTATAGATAAATAAGCTATTTGTGTATTATATTTTAATTCAATTTTACAATAAGTATCAAACCAATAATCAAGGTAATCACATACACTTATCTCGGTAGGCTCAAAATGTAAGCCACTATGATTATATTCGGCTAAAGCTTTTGTTCCTGCTTCTAAACATTCCTTTTTAGTTTTAAATCCGCCTTTAGAAATTTGTTTTCTTTTTCCCTCAATTTTTGCAGCTTCAAACCTATATTGCCATGATTTACCTCTTTTTGTAATATTTAATTCTGCCATTAATGTATACCTCCTTAAAAAAGGGTATAAAAATACCCCTAAGTATTGTAATTTAGAGGTTGTAATGGTACAATTCTATTGTGTATAGTTTGTATTCATTACAACCTATTTATAACATTCGCTCTCTGTTGGTAGCAGGGGGCGTTTGTGTTTGTAAGTATTAATATCCTACAGCCTTTGCGCCATATTCCGCCTGAGAATCAGTAAATCCTTCATACTTTAATTGCTGGATTAAAGAATCACGTGAAAAAGACATGCTTTCCATATAGGTTTTTGCTTTCTTTGCGGCTTGTTCATCCCAATTAGCATTACAGTTATCGGCTCCATAGGTTGCCTCGATGCTTGAAAAACCCTCATATTCCAATTGCTTTATTAGTCCCGAATAAGAAAATGACATAGACTCTAAGTATGACTTAGCTTTTGCCAGGGCATTTTTTTCGCCAAGAGTTACGGAGGTTTGAGTGCCCTGATTTGGGGTAGTTGGCTGGGTTCCGATATAAACGGATTTTGTAGCGCTATCCCAAGAAACTTCTTTCCCTAATGCATCAGCAACAGCCCTTACAGGTAGGTAAGTTGTACCGCCGGAAATAAACGGTTCTACAGTATTACCGTTAGAATCTTTTGGAGTTACTAGGTTTTGATCAACGTAAATTTTAATGTTATTAAAAGTAGCAGTTAACGCCTTTGAACCAGTAGATGCGAAACCTGTAACTGTTAATGAAAACAGTACAGTCATTACAACAACACCAGCAATAAATCCTTTTAATTTTTCTTTAATCATTTGTTCTTTCCTCCTTAGAAAACACATTTATAGATATAATATTTTAATTGATAATATCATAATAAAATGTATAAATGTGTCGGATTAAGTCGAATTGGCTTATCCTAGTCTATAATTTTATATCTGGTCCACATAAAATTTTAGTTTTTAAATCACCATCTATTTCAGAAAGAAATTCAGTGCCATATTTAATTGAATAGTATTCTAAACTATCCTTTAAAAACTTTTCATCCACATCAAGAATTTCAGCCATTTCATAAGTTGTTCTATATCCCGCATTATAAGCTTGTCTTAAATCTGATAGCCTAATTAATTTGTTATATGCCCATACTCTGGCTTTATGTTCTTGCTTCATATTAGAGATACTTTTTTGGTCAAGTATATCGCCTACAGTTGTATAATAATGTCCAAGTTCTTCTGCAAGAATACATTTTTTCTCACAATTGTTTATATCACAGCTTATTGCTATTTTAGATCCCTTACAAAGCCCCTTTGCATTAGATTTAAATTTCTTTTCAATAACTTCAACTTCTGAGTTATCAGCTTCAATTACTAATTGTTCATATGTCAAAGTACCAACCCCTTATTCTACTATAATTAAATACTATAAATCTTCTAAATCTTGTTTCATTAATTCTATTTGTTCATCAGAAGTATCATCATTGTGTGCTGCTATTGGTTGTAAATAATCAACCCTTTTTTCTTCTTTTTCTATATCCAAAACTTTTTTAGAATAATTCAATATTCTTTCTTTACCAGTGGAAGAGCATCGGTTGTATGTATGTAAGAGCTCTTTTTCATTTGCAGATAATCTAATTGACTGGTTAGATAGAGAAAGTTCCGTCTCTTCCGATTTCCCAACAAGCCAAGCAGGATTTACAGATAAGGCATTTGCAATAGACTCAAGGACTGGAAGTTTTATTTTTTCAATTTTTCCGCTCTCGTATCGTTGAACAGTCGATTTAGCTATACCAACTTTTTTAGCAACATCATCAAGTGTAGCCTTTCGTAGATCACGAGCATATTTTATTCGATTTCCTATTTCTTCATTTGTCAACGGAAACCACCTCCTTGTGAAACATTATATTATATAAAATTGCATAATGCAATATAAAAATAAAAAAATACTTAAAAAAGTTGCATAATGCTATTGACAATAAAGTTGCGTAGTGCTACAATTTGCTTGTAAGGTTCAAGAAAGGAGGGGACAGCATTGATCAATACAAACAAAATAAAAGGGAAAATGGCGGAGCTCCAACTAACACAAAAGGATGTAGCTAATTCATTAGGAATTGCGCAGCCAACAGCAAACCAGAAAATAAATAACATTCGTCCAATGGATTTGGATGAAGCAGAAAAACTATCAATTTTATTAAAAATTCCGCCGGAGGAATTTACAAAATATTTTTTTTACAAAGAATGTTGCGTGATGCAACTAGAAACGGGGTAAGAAGTGAGAACAATGGAAGACAAAGAATTTAAAGAAAAAATCAAGAAGTTTGACGATAAAGTTATTCATTATCTATTTACTATAGCCGTAAGTATGTTTACTGCAATGGCAGTTACTTTTATGTATATGCATAAATTTTAGAATAAAAAATTTATAAGAGCACTTGTGATAAGAGCAACAACGATAGGGATAAATATAGAGCTAAATAAAAATGACTTTATTTTTTCCCATTCAAATTCATATGGATGTAAGCCTTTATGAGTTAGACGAAATGAAGCACCAGATTTATTTGTTTTTATGTATTCAGTTCTAAGTAATTCATTAAGAATTGTATCAAGTTCTCTTTTATATTTATTAAAATCGCAAACTTCACCTTTAGGGGAATCGACTTTGTAAACTTGACTTGAATTTGCACCAAGCCAGCAGGAGCTATTATTAGAAAGTTTTTTAATTTCTTTTAATACATATTTACATTGACGTGTCATAAAAGTCACCAACCTTTCAAGGCGATTTTACCATACAAAATAAGTTATTTCCATAATAAAAGCAGGTTAGGGGGTGAGAAAAATGGATAGCTTAGTTTATACGGTTGCAGAAACAGCAAAGATATTAAAAACAAATAAGGCTTATGTGTATTCACTAATCAAGGCAGGGCTGTTACCAGTGCTTAAACTTGGTAGTTATAAAATCAGAAAGATATCTTTAGTTGAGTTTTTAGAGATGTATCAGGGAAAAGATCTGACTGATCCGCTTAATATACAAGAGTTAGTTTTATTAGATGAAACACAAAATTAATGTTACATAAGAAAGAGAAAAAGAAAACCCACAAAAGATAAACACCGTGAAGCAGCGGAATCAAAAATTTTGTGAGGTAAAAAAATGTATATCTTAAACCAAGACAGAGATCAGTTATTTTTTAAAAGTGCTAATAAGCCATTATTGTGGCATGAAGTATTTAATAATGGCGTATTCTACGGCTGCAGTTTGCTACTAGGTAAAGATCTACTAGGCACATTTGACAGCACAGAAGAAGTTATAAAAGAAGTAGAACAGATAAATAGTTGCAAAGAAGAAATATATGCCGTTTCGGGATACTCAGACTACGACGGAAGAGAAGATATTGAGAGGGCATTATATAAGCTTTATAGATTTTAGGAAAGGAAGGAGAAAGAAATGAAAGCAACAGGTATAGTAAGAAGAATCGATGACCTTGGACGTGTTGTAATTCCAAAAGAAATACGTCGTACAATGCGTATTCGCGAAGGCGACCCGCTTGAAATATTCACGGATGGAGAGGGGAAAATAACTCTTAAAAAGTATGATGTTTTGGGAGACGTAGTAAAACAAGTAAGAGACGTACTAGATTATATAGAAACTTTTCCTGAAGGAATAGAAAAAGAGAAAAGAATAAAAGCCATTAAGCTTTTAAAGGAATTGCAAAGATTGGTAAATAAGCCATGAAAAAGTATTTAATCACAGCAGCTATTATAGCAGCTGCAACAATTATATGTGTAAAGGTGGCGTACATGCAAAGAGGCTATTTTAGCATAGGAGGTGAGTGGTTTTTATGGACCATTCCGTTACTTTGGAAAGCTATCAATTATGAGGATAAGGAGGTGAGCAAGAATGAAGTTATATAGCCTAGATAATAACCCTGACTACGAAAGTTTAAGTAATAACCCATATATAGGCGAGATAGAAGAATCTGCTGCGACATATGAAATCATTAGAACTATTAAAGGTGATTTTGTTATTGGAGTTTTAGATGAGAAAAATGATTGTGCAGGAGCTCACGAAATAAAAGAATTAAATTTAGAAATAGGCAAAGAAGAAATTTATAAACACAATATCACATGTCCTTGTTGTGGATATGAAGACAGAGACAGTTGGGAATGTGAAGATTCTAATGACGAATATGAATGTGGGCAATGCGGGGCAACAATTGAATACGAAAGAATTGTAACTGTAGAATATAGTTCTGAATTAGTTAAATTACCTAGCATTATTAATGCAGAATTAAAGGATAAGGAGGTGAGGGAAAATTGAAACTTTTCATGGCAGTAACCCCGGATCGTTTCGAGCTGCCTTTGGTTGTTTGCGATACGGCCATAGAACTTGCTAATAGGTTTGGTGTTTCTATCAATTCTGTTAAAAGCGCAATACTTAAAAATCAAAGCGGAAAAGCAAGAGGGGCGAAGTTTATAAAGGTAGAGATTAAAGAAAAAAGCACCCACGGAACGGCAATTCCGGTAGGGTGCAAACTAAAGTAAATTAATTTTAAAATATCACGTTTGGAGGAGAATGTCAATAAAAAAGGAGATAGATAGAATGGAAACTAAAACTCACTGGAAGAAATTATATAACCCTGATTATTTAGGAGCATATGCCCTTACTCCGGGGCAAGATTTAATTGCAACAATTAGGTTTGTTAAATCTGAAGTTGTAACAGGTCCAGACGGTAAGAAAGAAGAATGTATGGTTATGTATTTTTCTGAAAAAGATATTAAACCGATGATTATGAACAGTACAAATTCAAAAACAATCAGTAAGCTTTTTAAAACCCCATATATTGAAGAATGGGCAGGTAGAAAGGTTCAAATATATATTGACCATGTAAAGGCATTTGGAGAAGTTGTTGAAGCTCTTAGAATTAGACCATTTTTACCAAAGGAAGAAGAATATAAATGTGGAGAATGTGGGGCATTAATTATCGATTCAAATGGGAAACGTGCGCATGACATTGCACAATCAACGCAAAGAAAATATGGCAAAGCACTTTGTGCAGAGTGTGCCTTAAAGGCCTTTGAAGCTAAAAAACAGGAGGACGTATTAAATGAAGACGACCAAAATTAGAATAAAAAACTTATTCGGCATTGCCGAAACAGAATTAGATGGCAGCAATATTGAAATTACAGGAACTAATGGAACTGGTAAAACAAGTGTTATTGATGCTATAAGATACGCTTTAACTAATGATTCAGATAGAGATTACATAGTAAAGAATGGTGAAACAGAAGGAGAAATCCTTATAGAAACGGATGCAGGATTAAGCATTAACCGAAAAAAGAGAACGAGCCAATCTGACTATAAACGTATTCGTTCAAATGGAATGGATGTGCCTAGTCCAGAATCTTTTCTTTCAGATATTTTCACTAAGCTCCAGTTAGATCCAGTAGCATTTACACAAATGAGTAGGCAACAGCAAAATAGAGTAATTTTAGATTTGATAGAATTCCCATGGGATTTAAATTGGATTAAAGAAAAATTTGGAGAAATCCCACAAGGCGTAAATTATGAGCAGAATATTTTGCAAGTCCTAAATGATATTCAGGCGGATGACGGAGTATATTTCACGGAACGTCAGGATATCAATAGGGACATGCGAAATAAGAGAGCATTCATTGAAGATATTGCTAAGGACATTCCAGAAGAATATCAAGCCGATATTTGGGAGAATTATGATCTCGCTGAGAAGTATCACGAACTGGAAGAAATAAGAAGAAATAATAATCTTATTGAAAGGGCTAAGACTTTTAAAGCAGGATATGACTCTAAAATCAGAGGGTTTCAGGCTGAAAAAGAAATCTCAATAGCATCAGAGGAAAAGGCAATTACATTAGAAAGAGAGAATTTGGTTTCTTCTATTGAAAGAATGAAAGCTGAAATAAAAGCTGCCGAGGATAAAATAAGCGGCTTAAACGGGAAATTGGAAGATAAGAAAGCTGTAATTGAATCCAAGTATCAAGAAAATATAGCTAAGCTTGACAAAGATATGGGTGTTGCTGATCAGTATATAAACAATGAGATTGTGGACGTACAACCATTGTCAGAAGAAATCAGCAATGCAGAATCCATGAAAAAGCATTTAAATGAATATCGTCGTATGGAACAGATGCAAAGAGAGCTTGAAAAGCTGAAAGAAGAATCAGAAAAGCTTACAAGCAAAATTGATCTTGCAAGAGAATTACCGGGTGAAATTTTAAAGACAGCAACTATTCCGGTTGAAGGATTAACCGTAAAGGATGGAATACCGCTAATTAAAGGTCTTCCAATCAGTAATCTTTCGGAGGGTGAGCAGCTCGATTTATGTGTTGATGTGGCAATTTCTAATCCAAACGCACTGCAGATTATCTTAATTGATGGAGCGGAGAAATTATCAGATGAAAATAGAAACCGTTTATATGGTAAATGCAAAGCAAAAGGACTTCAATTTATTGCAACTAGAACGACGAATGATAATGAATTGGAGGTTACAAAGTTATGAGCATTTTGACAAATGAAAATTATTTTGATACAGAAAACCAGTTGAAATATTTTGGATCGTCTCAGTTTAAATCGTTTATGAAGTGTGAAGCGGCTACCATGGCGGAAATTAATGGAGAATATGAAGAACCAAAGTCAACAGCATTACTTGTTGGCAGTTTTGTAGATGCACATTTTGAAGGAACATTGGACATTTTCAGAGCAAAACACCCTGAACTATTTACAAAAAGCGGTGATTTAAAATCTGATTACAGACAAGCCGAGTATATTATCCAGCGTATAGAACGTGATGAAATGTTTATGCGTTACATGAGCGGTAAAAAGCAGGTTATTAAGACCGGGGAACTCTTTGGAGTTCCTTGGAAGATAAAAATAGACAGTTATCATGAAGGTAAGGCGATTGTCGATTTAAAGGTTATGAAGGACTTTGAACCAATTTGGGTTGATGGTCAAGGAAGAATCCCGTTTGTTGAGGCTTGGGGTTACGACATCCAAGCTGCAATATATCAAGTAATTGAGGGAAATAATTTGCCGTTTTTCATAGCTGCAGCAACGAAACAGAAACCGGAATCGGATATTGCAATTATGAGTATTCCGCAAGAGGATATTGATATTGCAAAGTCAATAATACAGGCACATATTCAAAGGTTTGATGATGTGAAAAAAGGATTATCAGAGCCGATCCGATGTGAGAAATGTGATTACTGTAAAAGAACTAAGGTGTTGACAGAAATAGTTAGCTATAAGGAGATTTAAGAGTATGAATCAGATAGTCATAAAAGGTAGGTTAACCAGAAGTCCAGAGCTTAAAACAATACAAGGAAAGAATGGAGAGACGAGCGTTTGCTCTTTCTCCGTTGCAGTAAATCGTAGATTTGGTGAAGAAACAGATTTCTTTGATTGTCAAGCATGGGGGAAGGCTGGTGAGTTTGTAAATAAAAATTTTCAAAAAGGTCAGGAGATTTTAATTTCGGGCGAAATGCAATGCCATCCTTATGAAAATAAAGAAGGTAAAAAAGTTTATCCTTGGAGAATTAAAACTGACCAAATCGAATTCTGCGGCAGTAAAAAAGACAATGCTAATTCAGACGCACCGCCGCTGCCTGAAGGAATAGAAGAAGTAGATGACGATGATCTACCGTTTTAAAAGAGGTGAATTATGCAAATACAAATAGATAGTAGAGAAAAAGCAAAAGCCATAAAAGGTATTATAAAAGAGTTTGATAGACAAGAGATTCCTTATTTTACAAGCAAGTTATACGTTGCAGATTACATGAATTTATTAAACCCTTTAGTTTTTATTGACCGTAAGCAAAACATCGCTGAAATCGCTCAAAATGCCATTTCTGGACATAAAAGATTTAAGGCAGAACTAGAGCGAATGGACGGTATCGGAGCGAAAATGTACATACTGATTGAGCAGGATAAGATTGATAAGAAGCCGATAACATGTTTAGAGGATATTATACTTTGGGAGAATAAGCACGGAGCTATACAAGGTGATAGAATTTATAGGATTTTAAAAGTTTGGGAACGAAAGCATAATATCGAATATGTATTTTGCAATAAAAGAAATACTGGCAAAATGATAATAAAATTACTTGAAAAGAGGTGATAAACATGGCTACTAACGGATTACCCTACTTTCCACTTATGACACAGTTAGACGAAAAATTTGAGCTTATAGAAGCAGAACACGGACTAGAAGGTTTTGCAATTGTTATTAAACTTTTACAAAGAATATATGGTGAGCATGGGTATTATTGCGATTGGACAGAAGAGTTAGAGCTTCTTTTTACCAGAAAAATAGGTTTACATAAAGGCGATAAAATTGTTTCTGATGTAGTTAGATCGGCACTAAAAAGAGGGATTTTTTCGCAAGAAATTTATGATAAATACCAAATACTTACAAGTAGAGGAATACAAAAAAGATTCCTTGATGCAGCATCTAGAAGAAAGAAAATTGAGTTTAGACAAGAGTTATGTTTACTTGATGTTAACAATTTAAGCAAAAATGTATACATCTTAAAAGAAAATGATGACATTTTTGAACAAAGGAAAGGAAAGGAAAGTAAAGGAGAGGAGAGTAAAGGAAAGGAGGAGGAGAGTAACGTTTCCTCCGCCACCCTTCCTTTATCCAATTCCTCTTTTTCCCTGTATGGAAAATTTAAGAATGTTGAGCTAACAGATGAGCAATATCAGACTATAAAAAATACATATCAGGACTATATCGGTTTAATTGATAAGGTTTCAGGAATTATTGAACGATCACCAACAAAGAAAACTAATCACTATAATTACATACTGATCATAGCTGAACAGGATGGGTATAGATTTAGACCGAAACAGATTGAACCAGTTGTAGTTGAACCGATTGTATCAGAACCTATGCCGAAAGAATTAAGAGAAAAGATGGAGCGGTTTAATAAAGGGTTAAAGTCATGAGAATAGAAGATGTTAAGAAAAATATGGAACGTAAAGTAAAGTTTAATGGAGCTGAATATTTTCTTACCGGATGCATTCTACGGAAAACAAAAGGGAAATTTTATTATCAGGCTGAATTATTAGATCTTACAGAGAGGGCGGTTCTGATAGTAGCATTGGATAAGGTTGAGAGCGGTTAGGAAGTTATTTCTATTTGTTAGTCAAATTATAAGTAACTAATACGGCTATAAATACCCAAATAATAATTACAGGTAAAGCATATCTCCAATTTTTTGGCTTCCCGTTTTGCCACATATCTTTGGCTTGAATGATACATTTATCCATAATGTTTGCGGGTATAAGCTTAACGGCTAAAGCAATCAAAAGCGGAAGAATAACCATGTCGTCAAGATATCCGAGAATCGGAATAAAATCGGGAATTAAATCTATTGGTGATAAGGCATAACTCACAGTAATAAAAGCTATAATTTTAGCCATAAGTGGTGTATCACTACGCTTGTACGCAAGTGATAGCGCGGTTAACTTGGTCATTAATTTTGAAATAATATTTTTGATATTCATTTTCATACACTTTCTAATATTTTGTAAATGCCATTATAACATAATTTTATATTCAAAAGTACAATTCTTATACTCAATTAAAAATGGTTTTGTGGCTGATAACATGGTTAAGGAGGCAGATAGATGAACGATATAGAAAGAACAATAGAAATTATAAAAAATGTTGATATTTGTTGCAATGCAGCAGAAACGGCAAGAGATTTAGCAATACAAGCTTTAGAAAAGCAGATACCTAAGAAAATATTTCACGAACCTTGGGTTGGAATCGACGGTGTACCATATGACTTATGCCCGAATTGTGAAACAAATTTATGCACCACAGGACTATTGGCAAATAACAAAGATGATTATTGCCCTAGTTGCGGTCAAAGATTGGATTGGAGTGGTGAAGATGAATGATATAGTGCGAGAGTTAGACAACGTTATAAAGAAATACAAATATAAGGCATTTTTTACAGGAGAACTAAATTTTGTAGAAATGGCTAAAAGTTGCAAGATTATAATCCAAGATTTGTTGCAAGAAAAAGCAGAACGAGAGAACCCAAAGCCGCTTACGTTGGAGGAACTAAGAGAGCGTGATGGTAAGCCTGTATGGATAACGGGCATATACAGCAAAAGCGGTATTTGGACTTTGGTGGAAACAAAAGTATTATCTGGATTAGTTAAAAGTTTTTATAATACTAAACGATATTTTGATGATTATGGTATCAACTGGCTTGCATACGACCACGAGCCAAAGGAGGGGTGAGTATGAGAAAATCAAATACATGGATGGAGGAATTATCTTCCTCAAGAGACGAAAGTGATTTCAATCCATTAGATAAGTTCAGTACATCACAGCTAAAAGCAGAAATAAAACGCAGGAAATCTGAGAACAGTGTGAATAACCTTACAAAGGTTCAGCCAAAACCATATAAATTTCCAAAGGCTAACAAACAAAGCAAAACAGTAAGAGAAGATAATATTATGGTTCACGGTGGAATGAAATATAAATGTGAGTCTTGCGGTAAAGAATGGTTTATGAGTCTGGAAATAGGAGTAGAGGATTGGGGTAAGAACGTAAGGGCGCACCAGCCGTGTCCATTTACAATACTTTGTGAATGTGGAGGGTTTGCCAGAGATATTAGCGGATACATACCTTTCCCGGATATAAGACCGTTACTTCCGGGAATGAGATACTTTGCTTATGATCATAGTGGAGACGAACGAGCTCACGCACATGCTGCTGTTTTGGAGGATAATGGATTGGAGGGGTGAGCTTGACTAAAAAAGAACTGGAAGGAATCAAGGGGCTAAAGAGCGAAATAAAATGTATTGAGGATGAATTGCATAACCTACCTATGACAAAAGACAGTGTGACCGGTTCTATGGTAGATCATCCATACATACAAAGAACTATTATCATTAATGGTTTTGATGAAAATAAAGGACGGGTATTAAGAAAACGGTTAAAAAGAAAATTGGACGAGCTGCAGGACTTGCTTCTTGAAATGGAGAATTGGCTTGATTCGATAGAGGATGCGGAGGTGAGGGCGATATTGAGGTTACGGTATAGGAATGGGCTTAGTTGGGGAGAAATTGGTACTGAGTTAGGGTATGACAGAACCACTGTGGCGAAAAAGCATAATACATTTTTAACTGATAAGTAACTTTCCCACAATTCCCATCTTACCCATGTTAATATGGTATTGGTGATGATTAGAACTAAACATACATTTTTATGCGTTCTCCTTTAATACAGTAGAGACCTTCTGGAAACAGGGGGTCTTCTGCTTTGTCGTATAATATTGTTGAATATTGGTAATATTTGGCGTATGATAAAAGTAAAAAGGAGTGAATATTATGTTTATTGAAGACATCGAAAAAAATTTAGTTAATACTGATTATATTAAACATATTAAGAAGTTTGAGGTTTCGGAAGAATTTGTTATTGCTGCTTATTTAGATAATGAAAAAGAGGTATTTTTATGTAAGACGGATAAAAAAGAAATTTTTAATTTAGAATGGCAAGCTTTGTGTCTTAAACTTCCTAAATAGAGATATTGCCAAGAACCTTTACATGAGGGTTCTTTTCTAATACATAAAGGAATTTCGCAGTCAACCGAGAAAGGAATGCGATTAATATAATAAATAAAATTTACAATATGGACTGTCTAGAAGGAATGAAAAACATTCCTGATGAATCTATAGATATGATCCTGTGTGATCTGCCATATGGTACAACAGAATGCAAATGGGATAATGTTATTCCGTTTTCACCATTGTGGGAGCAATACGAAAGAATTATAAAGCCTAGAGGTGCAATGGTATTTACTGCAGCACAACCATTTACTACAAGTCTTATATATAGCAATAAGAAATTATTTAGATATTGCTGGTACTGGATTAAAAACCAGGTAACAGGATTTCCATTTGCTAAGTTTCAGCCACTACGATGTATTGAGGACATAGTAGTTTTTTATAAGCAAGCACCTACATATAACCCACAAGGGCTTGTAAGGCTAGAGAGACCTATAAAGAATTCGGGCAAAAATGGAGAGGATTGTGTATATAAGGTTAATAGCTTAAATAAACCTACACAGACTTTTTATACAAATTATCCGCGGCAGACATTATATTTTAAATGTCAAAGGGAAGGGCTTCATCCAACGCAAAAGCCAGTAGAACTATTTGAGTATCTAATTAAGACATATACGAATGAAGGGGATGTGGTATTGGATAATTGCATGGGGAGCGGAACTACGGCAGTAGCTTGTATTAATACTGGGAGACGGTTTATAGGCTTTGAGAATAATAAAGAATATTGTGAAACTGCAAGATATAGGATTAAGCAGCAAATTAGATAATTAGAACTACCTATTGATAAATCTCCTTTTGCCGGATATGCTTGAATATTGGTAATGTTTGGAGTATGATGGAAGCAAAAAAGGAGGAGAAGGAAATGATTTCGGATTATGAAAAAGAAGCACTTAGATTATTGGACGATATTCTTGAACAGCTAAAAATGCTAAATCGGAAGGTGTCGGAGTTAGAATCTAACGAAGGAACAATTCGTGTTAAGTTGAACGAAATAAGAGACACCGTTTACGAGATCAGGAGAAAATAGAGGCAGAACCTTCATATGAGGGTTCTTTTCTTTTACCACAAAACAAACAACTAAGCGAGGTGAGGTGATGCCAAGAGCAAGAAACCCGGACAGGTGCAATGTATTTGAAGGATACAAAGATAATGACAGAAAAAGTTTTGGGTTATTTTTTATTTTTGAAAACTATTCTATATTCTGGTAAAATGGAGTAGAAAGGAAGGTGAAAACAATGATATACGAAGAATATTGTGTGGCTTTTATAGATATATTAGGGTTTAAAAATATGTCTTCAAAAGAAAACATAGAAAAATATAGTGTAATAATTAATGGTGCGATTAAAGATATGAGAGAAATGAAAGTAAAGAAAAATCTGACAGGATCTGATAGTAACATTCCCGATTCAATAAAAACGATTCAATTTGCAGATAGCATTGTTATTCTTTTCCCTAAAACTCCTTATGTATGTTTGTTAGCTATTAGAAAAATTATGGCATTACAGTTTAAACTCTCTTTAAAAGGTGTTTTTGTAAGAGGCGCAATTAACTCCGGTGGAATGTATATTGATAAAGAAAACGACATCTATTATGGTGAAGCTTGGAATAAAGCTGTAATGCAGGAATCTGAAGCAATACATCCTAGAATTTTATTAGAAAATTCATTAGCACATTTAATTAGTGAGTGGTTATTAAAAATTAATGAAAGTACCGGAGAATTTTATATTGATCAGGATGGATACTATGTTCTCCAATCTTATGGAGGCACTGCAGCATTTGATTTAGAGATTAACTATAAAGATAGTTTAAAGCAAATACTGCAGATAATTGAGAAAAGTATCTCTGAGAATAATTTAGATGATAAAATATTAAGAAAGTATCTTTTTTTAGTTAAATCAATAAAATATTCTAGCTCTGGAAATATTAGTGAGGCTGATTATGTATATACAAATATTATAGAGAAATTAATAGGGAGAGATTTTAATGATGAGGCAACAAAAAGAATTCGAAAAAATATTTAACTTGTAGTCTTTAAATACCCAAAACAAACGAATGAGAGGTGGTGAGGCTTGGCAAGACAGAGAAGTCCAAACAGAGAAAAAGCAAAGAAATTATATTTACAATCAAACGGAGCAATGAAATTAATTGACATTGCTGCCAAATTAGATATAAAAGATTCACAGGTGAGAAAATGGAAATCTCAAGATAAATGGGATGCCGAGCTAAAAGGAACGTTACCAAATGCCAAAAGGAGCGTTACTAATCGTAAAGGTGGTCAGCCTGGCAATAAGAATGCTTTAGATGGCGGTGCTCCCCCCGAAAACAAAAACGCAGAAAAACACGGTTTCTTTTCTAAGTGGCTTCCGAAAGAGACATTAGAAATTATAAATCAGATGCCGAAGGATCCATTAGATGTTTTATGGGATCAGATACAAATTGCTTATGCAGCGATCGTACGAGCACAACAGATTATGTATGTGAGAGATCAGCAAGATGTTACTAAGTCTAAAATTGGTGAAGGATATAGTGATACCGGAAGTTCAGAAAAATGGGAAGTGCAGCAAGCATGGGATAAACAAGGGAACTTTCTAAAAGCACAGGCAAGAGCCCAATCGGAACTGAGATCTATGATTAAGCAATATGACGAACTACTACATAAAAACTGGGACTTAGCTACAGAGGAACAGAAAGCAAGGATTGAGAATATTAAAGCTAATACGGCAAAGATAAAAGGAGAAGATACAGAAAATAACAACGAAGATGACGGCTTCATGGAAGCACTTGAAGGAAAGGTTGATGAAGTATGGCAAGAGTAAAGAAAGCTATATTTAAGTTCAAGCCTTTTTCAAATAAGCAGCTAAAAATACTTACGTGGTGGCTTCCAAATTCCCCGGTAAAAGATAAAGATGGAATTATAGCAGACGGTGCAATTAGATCCGGTAAAACGGTATCAATGGCGCTGTCTTTTGTTATGTGGGCTATGTATAGCTTTTCAGAACAAAACTTTGCTATGTGTGGTAAGACGATTGGTTCGTTTAGGCGTAATGTGCTTACAGTCCTTAAATTAATGCTATGGTCTAGAGGTTATAAATGCAAAGATCATAGGGCAGATAATTTATTAGAAGTTACTCGTAAAGGCGTAACAAACTATTTTTATATCTTCGGCGGTAAGGATGAACGATCTCAAGACCTCATTCAGGGTATTACACTAGCCGGTGTGTTTTTCGATGAAGTCGCACTGATGCCGGAATCATTTGTCAATCAAGCAACTGGGCGTTGTTCTGTTGAGGGTTCAAAGTTTTGGTTTAACTGCAATCCAAACAATCCGTATCATTGGTTCAAAACAAACTGGATTGACAGGGTGAAAGAAAAAAATATTATTTATCTACACTTTACAATGGATGATAATTTTTCGTTATCTGACAAAATAAAAGAGCGTTACAAGTCCATGTATGTAGGTGTATTTTTTAAACGGTTTATTCTTGGACTTTGGGTTGCTGCTGAAGGTATTATATACACTTTATTCGCGGAAGAACCTAATGACTTTATAATTGACACGCTAACAGAACCAATCAAACATGCTGTTATCGGGGTTGACTTTGGTGGTAGTAAATCCGCACACAGTTTTACCCTCACCGGATTTACTCCCGGGTATAAAAAAGTAATCATACTTGACGAGTATTACCACAACAATGTAAAGGACGGCAGGTTGTCACCTACGCAGCTTGACGATGCTTTTGTAGACTTTGTAAAAAGAGCAAAGCAAAAGTATCCAGTATATGAGGTTTATTGCGACAGCGCAGAGCAGACGCTAATTGAGGGATTCGAGGTTGCGGCAGCTAAAAACAGACTAGGTGTCATGGTTAAAAACGCTATTAAAGGACCTATAAATGACAGAATCGCTTTTTACTGTAGCCTTATGGCGCAGGGGCGATTTTTTATTTACAAACATTGTACTGCTACAATTGGAGCCTTATCCAGCGCAGTCTATGATTCAAAGAAATTAACAGAGGATGTAAGATTGGACGATGGAATTATGAACATAGATAGCTTAGACAGCATGGAATATTCAACAGAAAGTGTTCAGAGCGATATCATGTATCTGAATTTAAGGAGGTGATAAATTGCAAGCCATAACGCAATATTTAAAAAATCAAGGCTATATAGCTATTGACGATACTTATTATTCGCACATAACTTTGTGGCAAAAATGGTATAAGGGCAAAGTTAATACTTTTCACAACTATAGACAATATAATGGCAGAAAAAAAGTAAACCGTACTCGAAAAACTCTTGGCATGGGCAAAACGGTGTCAGAAGATTGGGCAAATTTGCTGCTGAATGAAAAGGTTATCATAACAGCCGGAGAAGATACAATTAACAAAGCAATATGGGGAGTGCTTGATGAGAATGATTTTAGAGTTAGAGGGAATCAATTAATAGAACTTGCGTTTGCTATGGGAACAGGCGCATTGGTTGAATACAAAGATGGTGATAAAGTAATTATTGACTATATAAGAGCAGGAATGATTTATCCGTTATCTTGGGACAATGGAATAATAAAAGAATGTGCTTTTGCAAGTGAAAAAATAGAGGGAAAAAATAAAAAAGTTTATCTCAATATACATCATCTTAACGAACAAGGTAATTATGTTATCGAAAATAAAATGTTTATCCGCAACGGTAACAATTTAACACCAACGGACTTGCCTGACGGTGTAGCAGAACAAGTATTGACAGGCTCTAGCGTACCACTGTTTCAGATTATAAAACCTAACATAGTTAATAATGTAGACTTAGACTGCTCTATGGGAATAAGTATTTATGCCAATGCCATAGACCAGTTAGAGGGTTGTGACCTTGTCTATGATTCGTACTGTAATGAGTTCAGGCTAGGCAAAAAAAGAATAATGGTGCCTATCACAATGTCTCAAATGTTAATGGAAGATGATGGGACAATGACACCAATATTCGATGATAACGACACAGAATTTTATTCGATGCAAGCCAGCAAAGATGCAGAGCAGAAACTGCAAGAAATAAACATGCAGATCAGGGCAGACGACCATGATAAAGGCATGGACAAAGCTCTTGCATTACTATCTAAAAAATGCGGAATGGGTAATGACAGATATAAGTTTGAAAACGGTCAGGTTAAAACTGCAACGGAGGTCATATCTGAAAAATCAGACTTGTATCAGAATCTAAAAAAGCATGAAATCATTTTGGAAAGCGCTTTATTTGATATGGTAACAGCTATTGCGTCATTATTAGGACTAACTACAAAGCTTGACATAACAATCAATTTTGATGATAGCATAATTGAGGATTCAAATGCTGAAAAAATGCGATTTTTGCAGGAAATCAGAGATGGAGTAAGACAAAAGTGGGAATACAGAGTTAAATTCTTGGGGGAAACCGAAGAACAGGCACAAAAGATGGTGACACAAGACGTATCAAACGACGGTTTAATGAACTTTTAAGGGGTTGGTTAAATGCTTAGACCTACATACATAGATAATCTCCCTAACAATCTAGTCGACCTTTATAGTCAAGCTGAAACTGATATTATAATTGATATTGCTCGTAGATTAACAACCTACGATTTTTTTATACCTTCTGCAGAGCACCAATTTAGAAAACTTCAAGACATGGGGCTTCTATACGATGAGATATTAAAAAAACTAACAGCTACAACTGGTATAGCAAAAGAACAGCTTGAAAGCCTCATAAAAGAGGCAGGAGCCGAAACACTGAAACATGATGATTCAATATACCGAAAAGCAGGAAAAACACCGACACCGCTTGATTCTAACCCAGCTATGCAATTGACTCTTGCAGCAGGGATAAAGAAAACTAATAGTTTATTTGAAAACTTAACCCGAACGACAGCTAATACAGCAACTAAGCAGTTTGAAAATGCATTAGATAGAATTTATATGCAGATTACTTCCGGGGCTTTTGATTACAATAGCTCAATAAGGATGGTGGTTAAAGACTTAGCCTCCAAGGGTGTTGCTACCGTTCAATATTCTAGTGGGCATATTGATTACATGGAAGTAGCTGTAAGAAGGGCAACTGTAACAGGAGTTAATCAAACTGCAGCCAAACTTCAAGAGGCAAGAGCAGATGAGATGGGAAGTGACTTAGTAGAGACCACTGCTCATGCAGGGGCAAGACCAGAACATCAACTATGGCAGGGTAAGATATTTAGTCGAAGTGGTAAGCATCCGAAATATCCGGATTTTGTTTCATCTACAGGATATGGCACCGGTGAGGGCCTTTGTGGGTGGAATTGCAGACATAACTTTTTCCCGTATTTTGAGGGTATCTCTGAACCGGCTTACAATAAAGCTGAGCTAGAAGAAATGAATGCCAAAAACTACACCTATAACGGGCAAGCCATGACGGAATATGAGGCAACACAAAGACAACGGCATATAGAACGTCAGATTCGAAAATGGAAGCGTGAGTATGCAGGTATGGAAGCTGTAGGTATGCCAACGGATGAATCAATATCCAAGATTTCAGCATGGCAGCGTACACAGAAGGACTTTATAAAGCAAACAGGGTTAAAACGCCAGACTGAAAGGGAACAAATTCCCGAGTTTGGTAAGAGCCAAGCGGGGAAAGTATCAGCAAGTATAAAAAATAGTGCTTCTAAAAGCGGCAAAGGTAGTATAATAGATAATAATAAAGTTGGACTTAAAGATAATGCAGATCAAAACTTTGAGAAGGCTTTTAATAAAGCGGTAGATCACGGTAAAAAGACAGGTAATGAATGCTTATTATGGCTTGATGCTAATGGTATGGAAGTAGTAAAGGTAGCTACAGGCAATAAAGACAGCGTAGCTATCAATCAGGAAACCATAGATTATTTGATGAGTGCAAAAGAAAATACAGTAATATCTTTGCACAATCACCCAAAAAGCTCTGCTTTTTCTCCTGAAGATATTAACATAGCTTGTCATTTTAAAGCAGTTAAAGAGATGCGAGTTATTGGGCATGATGGGACGAAGTATTATCTTGAAATAGGAGAAGGCGACAGACCTTCTATGAATGAGATAAGAAAGGAGTACGAAGAGGCTAAAAATAAAACACATGATAAGTATTATAAGATATTTATTGAGACAGGAGATACAGCAGCGACTTGGAAAGAACATTCGAATGAAATTAATGAAGCTATTGCTAAAAAATTTAAATGGAACTACAGGAGGGAAATTGAATGAAAGAAATACTGATGCCTGATGAATATATCCCAGACTATAGCTTGTCACAAGAGGAAGAACAAAAGCGATACAATGAGCATTTAAAAAAGTCCAAAAAAGCATGGGCTAAACTTGAAAAATTAGATGAAAAGCCAAAAAAAATGGAATAAGCTGCTTGCAAATGCAGGCGGTATTTTTATACTCATTTGAGGAAATAATCCTTTATCTCGTCCTAAACATGACGTTAAAAGGTTTATTTTTATTATCAAAATTGGCTTATCTGCAAGCCTAAAACAGCAGAACGGCGGGAGCTGGCGACCTCCTAAAACGCCTAACCGGAAAGGAGAAATATAAATGAAAACGGATTTTTTAAAGGAGCTTGGACTAGAGCAGGAAGTTATATCTAAAATCATGGCTGAGAACGGAAAAGATATCGAAGCCGAAAAAGCTAAGACGACGGCAAAGGTTGGCGAACTTAATACCGCCAATCAAACAATTAAAGATTTAAAAGAATCTGTAAGTAAGTTTGACGGTGTTGACGTTGTAAAACTCAAAAAGGATGTGTCTGATTGGGAAACCAAGTACAATACCGACATTGCAACGGAGAGAGCAAAAGCAGAAAACTTGCAGAAAGAATATGGCTTGAAAGATGCATTAAAAGCATCTGGAGTAGTTGATCCAGAATATCTAATATTTAAGCATGGCGGGGTTGAGAAGTTTGCTTTTGGGGCAGACGGTAAACCAATTGGACTTGACGATATTACCAAGCCATACAAAGAAAGCAACCCACATTTATTTGCAGTAGAAACACCGCCAGTGCAAACACGCACCGGAATGAGACAAACTGGTGCAGAAATGGTTAATGATAAAAAAGACGAGGCTAATGCGGCCTTTAGGTCTTTATTTGGAAAGGAGTAAATAAATTATGCCAAATTTAATTTTAAGAGAACAAGCAGAGGCTCTAATACAAGAGCAATTAATTAACACTATCCAGCAGGATATACCTAAGCAGTCAATTTTTATGGGGCTTGCAAAAAAACTGCCTAACATGACTAGTAAACAAACTAGAATACCAGTACTTGACATGTTACCTATGGCATATTGGGTAAATGGAGATACTGGATTTAAGCAAACTTCTCAGCAAGCTTGGGACAATGTTTATATTACAGCTGAAGAATTAGCCGTAATCGTACCTATTCCGGAAGCAGTAGTGGACGATGCAAGCTTTGACATTATGGGAGAAGTTCAACCAAGAGTTATTGAAGCGATGGGACTTAGAGTTGACCAGGCTGTTGTTTTTGGTATCAATAAGCCTGCAAGCTGGGATGCGGATATTATCACCAGAGCGAGACAAGCAGGAAATAATGTAGCAGGAACAACTGTGAAATATGACACTTTACTTGGTGAAGGTGGTGTTATTGCAAAAGTTGAAGAAGATGGATACATGGTAAACGGTGGACTTGCGGCAATGGGCATGAGAGCAAAGCTCAGGGGCATTAAAGATGATGATGGGCACCCTATTTTTAAGAGTGATATGCAAGGGGCTACACAATATGCTTTAGATGGAGCACCTCTTTATTTTCCTGATAACGGAAGTTTTGACACATCAATTGCGCAGCTGGTAGTTGGAGATTTTAAAAAAGCTGTATATGCTATTAGGCAAGATATAACAGTTAAGATTCTAGATCAGGGAGTTATTCAGGATCCAACAACTAAAGAAATTATTTATAATCTTGCTCAGCAGGATATGATTGCACTTAGAGTTGTATTTAGAATGGGGTGGGCTCTTCCTAATCCTGCAACACGTATGGATTCTGATAGAACCGGTTGTATGTTTGCATATCTTGAACCACCTACTGCGGTTACAACACAAACAGTAACCTTTACAGTTAAAGATGATTCTGCTGAACCAGTATTAATTGATGGAGCTTACGTTGAGGTAGATGGTGCGAGATTAAAGACTGGAACTGATGGAACAGCAGTGTTTAATTTAAGAGCAGGCACATATACAGCAAAGATTAAGAAAACTGGCTATACGACAGTTACTGAAACAATTACTGTAGCAGCTGCAGCAGTAACAAAAGATATTACTTTGCATAAGAACGCGTAGCTTTGAAAGGGGTGAGGTAAATGCCTTACGCTGATTATACTTATTATAAAGATACTTATGGCGGAAATATATCCGAGGCAGACTTTAATAGTGTGTCTCGGCAGGCTTCTGCCTATTTGAATAGGATTACATTTAATAAGGTTAAAAATGCTGTAACTGATGAGGTAAAAGATGCGTGTTGTTCTGTAGCTGATGTGATGTTTAAGCAGAGGGAAGGTGGAGAAATTACATCTGAATCTGTAGGATCCTGGTCAAGACAGTATAAAACTTCAGGAAAAAGTTATGATCAAAAGCTTTATGATGCAGCTGAGATGTATCTTGCGTTGACAGGATTACTTTACTGTGGAGGTGGCATGTAATGTTTCCACATACAGTTACAATTTACAATAAGGATTCCTCGGGACAGTACCACCGCAAAGTTATAAGCGGCGTATTTTGGGATAGCAGTAAAGGCGCGGTAATGCGCAAAACTGGCTCAACAGCCGCGGACGGTCTTACTCTTATAATCCCATTTACAGCAGATAAAACCTATCTTAAATCTAAAGAATGGCTTGCATTAACAGATAAATCCACTAATTGGACATTACAGCCAAAAGATATTGTCATACTTGGAGCGATTGACTATGAGGTCATTAAAAGCAGTAAAGAACTTTTGCAGTTCGATGACGTACTTACCATAAACAATATTGATACTAGAAACTTTGGTACGGATATGGATCATTGGGAGGTGTCAGGAAAATGAAGATAGAAACACCAAGAGGCAAGGTAATAAAGACTAAAGGTGGAAATGTTAGATTAGAATGGAATCCTAATTTTCAGCCACAAATAGAAACCGCATTTACTAGAACACAAAAATTTATCGACAGTGAGGTTTTAAGATTATCTAATCCTTACGTACCTATGCAATCCGGAATGTTACAGAAATTAGGAATCTTAGGGACTGTAATCGGTAGCGGTAGTGTTGTTTATGAAGGACCATATGCAAGATATTTATATTATGGCAAAGTAATGGTCGGACGTGTACCAAAACAGCTTACAGATAATAATTTGACTTTCCATGGAGCACCTAAACGGGGTGCATTTTGGTTTGAGCGTATGAAGGCGGATAAGAAAGACCAGATTTTACGAGGTGCTGCAAAGATTATAAAGAGGGAGAGTAGATGAGTATTTTAAAAGCATTACAAGACTTTCTATTGACCTATGACGGTATGATATTGCAAATGGTAGAAGAAACCGAAACAGGGATTACAATAGAGCAAATTAATACAGATATTACAGAAGAAAATCCTACAAATTATGCAATAACACCAACAGGCAACTCTAAAATATCCACAGACATACTCGGCAATAAAAAGTATTCTAACGATTATGCCTTTTATGCCAAAGAATATATAGCAGGTGAAACCGATCGGCAAGAAGTACATACATTTTTAGAAGGCTTTTCTGCTTGGATAGACAAGCAAAATGACGATCAGAATTTTCCTGAAATGCCCATAGGATATACAGTAGAGGAAATAATAGTATCTAATATTTTAATGCTAGAAACAGAGGATAATTTTAATACGGGAATTTACCAGGTACAAATAAAACTTAATTATAAAAAGGAGGTATAAGAATTGGCTAAAATAAAAAGAGAGTTATTTAAGACTTTTATAAATTGTACTCCCGAATCTACAGCAAGTTATGAAGTGCTCGGTGAAGATTTGGAAGAATTAAATATTGAAATGGGCGCAAATGTAAGTAAGACATCTAATATTTTAGGAGAGAACAGTATTACAATAGATCGTTACGAAAAAACTTCCAGCGTGTCCCCTTATAAAGCAGATTCAGGGACGGCGCTGTTTACATTCCTCAAGTCCATTATAGACGACGAAAAAACATTAGATGACCTTAAGGCCGATGTTGTGCACGTGGATATATTTGGGACTGAAGTAAGTGGAGCATATCCGGCATATCAAGAGGAAGCCTTTATTGAAGTAACTTCCTACGGTGGCAATACTGAAGGTTTTCAGATACCATTCAACATTCATTTTACAGGCAAAAGAACTAAGGGTACATTTAACCCTACAACAAAGGCATTTGTTGCAGAATAGGAGGAAAGTAAATGCAAGATTTAAACTATAATACTGGGATGATGGAATTGGCTATACAGGGAGATCAGAGCAGGATTTTGAGGTTTAATCCTTCTGACGGAAATATTGCTAACGGTTTTTTACAGCTGATAACAAATGCTAGTGAAAAACTAAAAGAATTCTCTAATAAAGAATTTAAAAGTGACAACGAATTAGAAAACATAAAGCAAAAAAATAAAATTGATTTAGAGCTGGATCAACATTTTAGATCTGAACTTGATTTAATATTTGGAGCCGGTACCTCCGATATGGTTTTCGGTAATCTTTGCACTACCGCCATAACCGAAAACGGAGAGTGCATTTTTATTAACTTCTTAATGGCATTAATGCCTTTTATCTCCAAAGAAATGCAAGAAAGAAATGCAAAAATAGAAGAAGTTATAAATAAATATAAGCCAAAGGGGTAAGTAATAATGGACTTTATGACATTACCTAAAACTTTAAACTTAGGGGGCGAGATTTGCGATATAAATAGCGATTTTCGTCCCTGCTTTGGTATTATGCAAGTATTTGAGAGGGAAGACCTGTCTAATGCTGAAAAGCTTGTTATAATGGTGGGCATCTTATTTGTAAAAGCCGTACCAAACGAGCACTTTGACGAAGCCATAGACAAAGCACTATGGTTTTTAAATGGTGGAGAAACAGAAACAAAACAAAATAATAATTACGGCAGGCTCTATTCTTGGGAACAGGACGCAAAATATATAATAAGTGCTGTGGATATTACTCTCGGAGTATCTTGCAGGAGCTTAAATTATTTGCACTGGTGGGATTTTACAAGTGCTTTAATGGAATGTAAGGAGTGCACATTTTCTGCACTTATACACCAACGCAAAATAAGAAAGCAAGGCAAACAAAGCAAGATTGATAAAGAATGGTGGGCAGAAAACAGAGGTATTGCAGAGTTAAAACATAAGATTGTGCTTACGCAGGAAGAGCAGGAGGCATACGATAAATTCAATAAGTTGCTTGAATAATATCGTACTTATTGGTATACTTTTAGTAAAATATACCATTTGGAGGGGGAGTTATGGAGAAGAAACCTGTTGATTGGAAAAAGTTTATAATTGTTTTTACAGGAATATTGTTAATTTGTTTAGTTACAGTTTGTTATGCGCATTTCAGAACCCCTAAGCCCGATCAGATAATAATGTGGTCCACTGAGGGCGATTACTGCTTTGCGGTAGACGCTCCATTTGAGGGAGATACTTTTAAGCCGGGCATATATCATTTTTACAATAAAAGATTGTCTGACCTAAGAAAGGTGGCTGCTTGGGAAATCTACGCATCAAAAACTCCGCGTAACAATAGAAGTGAACTTAAAGAAGATGAAAGTGTAGCAATTGTAGGGGGAGCGGAAGACTTAGAGTATACTGTAGATATAAGTTCTGGCAATTACATATATGTGAAATATCGGGGTGATAAGGAATTGACTGATGCAAATAGCCTAACCGTAGACTGGACTCCTTCTCCGAATTAATCAAATAAACAAAAAATAAACAAAAGCGTTCTTAACAGGATGCTTTTTTTATTGCAAAAAAGAGGTGAGAATATGGCTGGAACTATAGCAGGGTCATTAATATTTGACACAAGCGTTAACACAGACGGCTTTGAGCGTGGAACGAACAGCGTAGAAAATGAAACCGAAAGAATGTCTAATTCTTTTGATAAACTTAGTAAAGCTGTTATAGCCGCATTCAGTATTAACGCAATTAAAAATTTTGGGCAAAAAATAATTGAAACAACAGCGAGTTTGCAAGCTATGGACGCTCAGTTTGAACAGGTCTTTAAAGGTTCAGAAGGCGGAGCGGCATTAAAAGCCATTAACGAACAATCGGAAGAACTTGGCATACATGTTGACAGATTAAAGAGCTCATTTTCCCAATTTGGAGCGCAGACAAAAGGTGTAGGAATGGATGCGACAACCGCTTTGGAGGCGACTACTACCGCAACAAAAAACGCCGCGGATGCAGCCGCTTTCTATGATGTAAGTTTAGAAACTGCAACAGCAAGCATAAGCAGCCTTATGAAAGGTAACTTTGAAGCTGGCGAATCCATTGGTGTGTTTACAAGTGCAACACAATTAAGTGCAAGAGCTGTTAAAGAGTACGGTAAGAGCTGGGACAAATTAACCGAAGCAGAAAAGCAGTGGTTGATCTTAGATAAAATAAGTGAAGTTTACGAATTAAATGGAGCGGTGGATCAATCAATACGAGAACAAGATAATTGGATTACTGTAACAGGAAACTTGGCAGCAGAGTGGAATAGATTTTTAGAGATAGTCGGTGCACCTATATTAGAAGGAGTTGTTTCAATTGTTCAGTCTCTTACAGAGGTCTTAGGGGGGCTTATTGAAGTAATGCAAAGAGATCCCGAAACAACAAAAACATTTATTAATATTATCTTAGGATTTTTGGCAGGACTTACAACTTATCTTGTGGGTAAAAATATTACTGGTATGGTACAGGGATTATCAACCGCATTTACAACATTCGGTAAAGCTTTAGGCAGTCCTATAGGAAGAATAGCAATTGCGGCGGCGGTCCTGCTGATACTCGTGCAAATGCTTGAAAGGCTTATAAATGCATGGGGCAATATGTCAGGGGTTGAAAAGGCTGTAGCTGTTCTTGCGGCGCTTACTATTGCCGCAACTAGTGCAGCAATTGCAGTAGGTGCTTTGCAGTCAGCGTGGTCACTTGGAATTGCAGCTGTTGCGATTATTGCTGGTATTGTTGCGATGACAGCTGCAATAAAATCAGCAGAAGCTAAAGCAAAAACAAGCACTCCAAGTGGAAGTAATTATTCAAGTCAATATTCTTCCGCAATACCTAAATTAGCAACAGGTACCGTAATTCCACCTAATAGCGAATTCCTTGCCATTCTCGGAGACCAAAAAAGCGGTACCAATATAGAAGCACCATTATCTACAATAAAGCAAGGAGTTAGAGAAGTAATGCAGGAATCAGGAGGAGTAAACAGTGGCGGTGATATAGTCCTGAATGCCACAGTTAATTTAGACGGAGAAGTTATATACAACAACCAGCAAAGAATCTCAAGGCGCAGAGGCACGAGACTTATAAACGGGGTAACGTAATATGAACAGTATTTTCGTTATAAATGGAACTGAATACGATGTATCTGTCCTATCCATACAAAGAGAAGCAACTATCTTAACAGGGGATAACGCAGGAAGGTTAAAAAATGGAAATGTTGTAAGAGATGTGACGGGGACAATCTATAACTTTGAATTTGAAGTGTCCTCTAAGACTGAAAACGCAACAGACTATGACAACTTATACGAGATCATAACCGCGCCTGTGGAGAGTTATCCTGTAAGCGTACCATTTGGACAAGGATTTTTAGACTTTGATGCCTATATAAATACAGCCGATGACGAACTTATGCACATGGGCAGTAAGAATCTTTGGAACAATTTAATATTTACAGCTGCAGCAATGGAGCCGCAAAGGTATTACGGAGAAAACTGGTCTATTGGAGCCGGTACAGGCAACGGAGTATTTACTATAGATGGTGTTGGATTCAATGCAGTTGTTAAAAAGCTGGAGCGTAAAGGTAAGGTTTTAGAATTAAATTCAGACCGGTTTAAATCGGGGGCAATGAATAGAGAAATTGTAGGGACATATTATAATTACTCCATGCAGATAGAGCAGGACAATATTGAGCAATATGACAGGCTTTATTATGCCTTAACAGCTCCTGTAGATAGCCATTCTATTACAATACCATATGGACAAAATACGCTTACATTTAATGCCTATATTACACAAGTAAGGGACAATTTAACCTACATGAGCGGTAATATTAACAAATGGGGTGGTTTAGAGGTAGATTTTAGTGCAACAGCACCCGAAAGGACGTGATTTAGTGGCATATAGTAATTACATACAGTTTGTTACTTCAGATGGTTTAGAATTTGCAACTTCAGATGATGAGAATTTTTATACCAAAACAGGAATATACAGTAGCGATGATTATTTTACAGATACAGAAAATGGACAAGAGAGTTTAAACACATTAACCTTTGGAACTTATACTTTTAGTGGCAGCCAGATTAAAACATTACAGCTGCACTTTGAAACAGGACTTTTAACAGACCAACTAGCAATCGACACCCTAACGGCAGAAATTAAAAGTAATACCAAGCCTACAATAACAAGATACACTCCTATTACCGTTTATAGAAATGGTGAAGTTATGGGAGTGTTTTTTAATGGGACAATTAAAGAGGCTGGTATTAATTTGTATTCTATCTATGCAGAATCCTATATAACTTTATTGGATTACGATTACCACTTTGGAGGTATGTACACAGGGCAGACAACAGGAGATATTATTTCTTCTATAATGGGAGATATCCCATACACAATAAATGAAGGTGTAGCAGCTATTAAAATGTATGGTTATCTCCCATACGCAACCAAAAGAGAAAACCTACAGCAAGTTTTAATTGCTACCGGTGCCGCAATAGAGAGGAATACAGACGGAACCATAAATTTTACCGTCTTAGATAGTACAAATAAGGGGACTTTTGGTGCGGAACGTACATTTGAAAGTGGTAAAACAACGGAAGATACACAAATTACTGCCGTACAAGTTACAGAACATGCCTATACACCGATTACAGAAGAAATTACATTATTAAAAGAATCCTTCACAGATATAAGAACTACTATCTTTCAGGAACCGGCGCATAACCTTGTTTGTACTAACGGCACTATTCTAGCAAGCGGAGTTAATTATGCAAAAATACAAGGTAGCGGAAATGTTACTTTAACAGGACAGAAATACCAGCATGTTACTAAAATAGTAACAAAAGGGACCGTAACAGATACACCTGAAGATAAGACTTACACTGTTACAAATGCCACTCTTATTACCGCAATGAACAGCAGTTTTGTTGCAAAAAGATTATATTATTATGCAAGGTGTAACAAAACTGTTAGTCAAGATGTTCTAATAGAGCAAGAACGTACTGGCAACATGGTACAAACAATCCACCCATACAGTACAGAGTATTTAAGTGCTGCTATACAGAGCCTAGACTTTAATTTAAGCAACACTATGCGTGCAGCAACAGAGTTTTTAGTGGATTATGTACCACTGGGCATAACGGAAGGTTATAAAAACAGAGTTGTTGTAACTGCAAGTGGTAACTGGACAGTTCCAAATGGTGTTATAGAAATTAGAGCCGTACTTATTGGTGGTGGCAGTGGAGGAATAGCAGGAGCAAATGGAGGAAGCGGTTCCAGAGGTACTAATACGAGTTCTCCGGGTATTGGAGCTAGTGGCTCCGGAGGCAAAGGCGGAGTTGGCGGCTCCGGAGGTAAAATTTTCGATACCACCATTGAAGTTACACCGGGGCAAACTATAGCCGCAGTCATCGGGGCAGGTGGCGCAGCAGGACAAAACGGCACAGCTACAACTTTTGGAGCTGCTACATCTAACTCGGGAGCTGCAGGAGAATATATTGACACAATGACAGCTGAACGGTATGCAACAACTGGGGACAGCGGTATTGATGGAAAAAAAGGTAATAATCAAGAATACCTAGTTTACGATGGTGAAGTTTATTGGAGCGGTAAAAATGGATATGATAATTCTATGCGTGTTAACGGCACTAAAATTGTAGGTTTCGGTGGTGGCGGCGGCGGTCCTGCTGCTGGTAGCAATGGGGGTAGAGGTTTAGATGGTAGTGTAGAATATAACAGTGGAGATGGATACGCTTCTGGTGGTAACGGAGCACGTGGCGCAAATGCAATAAACGGTAAAAATGCAACTGTATACGGCGGAGGCGGTAACGGAGGTAACGGAGGTGGCGGAGGCGGCGGAGGCGGCGACTGCTATCATCCGGAGAGTCAATATGCTTGGCCAGGTTCTGGTGGTTCTGGCGGTTCTGGCAGTTCTGGTGGCAGTGGAGCTCAAGGCTGCGTAATTATTTATTATTAGGAGGTTAACATGACGGTAATATATAAAGGTTCTTATACAGGGGCACAGATAGACAGTAAACTAGGCAGCATGGCAACCGATAGCGAGGTTGTACATTTGGCAGGAACAGAAGAAATAACAGGAGATAAAACTTTTACCGGTGTTGTGGAAGTTAATACGCCCGCGGCAGACACACAGGCTGCTAATAAAAGCTATGTGGATACAGAAGTTATTAATAGACAAAATGCAGATGCAGATCTGCAAGGGCAGATTACAGCAGAAATATCCAATAGAGGGCAAGCAGACACAAATTTACAAACGCAGATTACAACTAATGCGGAAAATATAAACACATTAAATACAGATTTAACCACAGAAGCAACCACAAGAGAAACAGCAGACACAGACTTGCAGACACAAATAACCACCAACGCTGCAGATATAGCAGACAGGTATACAAAAACACAATCGAATTTAAGATATTCCAACGCCATAATTAAACAATCCAGCGGAGAGATCCTTAATCTATCTACAGCAGAGTCAACGTTCCCTAAATTAGATATACTGGGGAACACAGTCGTAACCCCAGCCGACCCTGAACAGGACATTTCACCTGATAATCCAGCTACGATTGAAAGTGTTGGGGAGAGTGGGAGTTTTAGCGTGAAAAGCAGTGGGAAAAATTTAATGTCTTACCCATATTCTACTACTACAAAAGCTGTTAAGGGCATAACAATTACAGATAACGGGGATGGAAGTATTACTATAAACGGAACTGCTACAGGTTATGTTTACTTCTATTTTGTTTCAAATACGGTAGATAGCATTAGAAGAATATCTAAAGGCACATATACAATTTCTATGAAAGGATTAGGTGAAAATTTACCTTTATTGTTTACAATATACGACGAATTTAATGGGAACGTTTTGTTTAAGGAGACCATATCATCTACATACCCAATTTCAACCTTTGCAATTGAACAAGATGGGTATTATACTCTTCTTTTAACAGTTGTAACAGGTGCTACTATCGATAATGTAATAATTTATCCACAACTAGAAATAGGAGACACAGCAACAGAATATTCCCCATACGCCGGAGCAGATTACACCCTAGAATTAAAAGACACCGAAGGAAGCACATTGGAGCCACTAAGGAATATTAAAGATGGTGACACCGTTGTGGCAGAGGATAGGATATTTAAGGATGCAGATGGGTCATGGAAGGTTGAAAGAAACACTGGAAAAGTTGTATTTGATGGTATTGAAAATTGGCTTTTGTATCCATCAGAGAATACAGATACAGTAAGATTTGTAACTCTAATTTCATATGCAAAACCTAATCTTAGTTCCGTTGATGCACCCTTACTTTGCGATTATTTTATGACTGAGAACGGCTATTCCACTAATACTGAATGTTGTTTTATAGATAAAAGGCTCATAAGTATTTATATAAATAAATCACGTCTTGCGACAGAAGATAGAATAGGCTTTAAGGAATGGTTACAATCCAATCCAATTACAGTAGTCTACCAACTAGGAGAGCCAACTATTACAACCCTCCACGCAGACACCCAAACAGTTCTAAACTCCCTTAAACAAACCTATTTAGGTACAACGGTAGTCTATGGTACAGATTTAATTATTCCTAGTTTTGATGTGGAGTACGTGGCAGATATTAATAAAGTTATTTCAGATTTAACACAGGCAGTTATTGCCTTAGGAGGTACAATATAATGTTTGATTTAAGAGAATGGTTAAAAAGTAACATGGTGGAAGGGGTAACAACAGGACAGGTAAGTCTGCCTTTTACCGCTATGAAAGCAACTGATTATTTAGCAAAAGGTATTCTTACTAATGAAGATGTTGAATACATAGCCACAAATGCAGTTGAGCCAACAGTACAAGAGACTACAGAAGAGGTTACAGAAGATACAGGCACAGAAACCACAGATGCAGGCAGTACAGAAAGTGCCATAACAGAATAAATATTAATTAGTTTCAAGGCAGCCAATAAGGGCTGTTTTTTTAATACAAAGAAAGAAAAGAGGTAAAAAAATGAATTCAGATAAATTATTAAAAGCAGCTCATTACATAACCAGTCCATTCGGCTACAGAATTAATCCTGTTACTGGAAAGCATGAAGGGCACAATGGCGTAGATTACGGTACAAGCGGTAAGAAAGTACCTTGCTATGCTGTAGCAGATGGTATAGTAAGAAAAGTAAGCCAGGACAGATACGGCGGTAACTTTTGTTATGTGGAGTATCCAAGCCTAAACCATTACGGACTGTATTATCATTTAACAAGTTTCAGTGTTAAAGCAGGACAAACTGTTAAGGAAGGACAGCAGATTGGCATAACAGGAACTACAGGGCAAAGTACAGGAGTACATTTACATTTTAGCTGGATAGAAAGTAATAGTAAATCAATGCAGTATTATAATGCCACGTATGAGGATTTTGAAAGCTATTCTTTCCCTAAGACACATTCCGAGAATTACAAGAAGGTACAAGCTAAGTACGGCTTTAATGATAACACAATGGCATACCTTGAACAGTATAAGTATGCAGAAGATCTATTCAAGGAAATGCTGGAATCAAGCAATTCACAGGATTATCAGTTAAATACTATAAATTATATTTCAGCTTATAAGTATGGTAAAGAAGTATTTGAGAAGCTTGGTAAGAAGTAAGGGGGTGCCTATGAATTGGATTGCGCAATATTGGATCGAGGTAGGGTTTGGGGCAATTTTTACAATGATTATGTTTGGAGCTAAAAAGATATTTAATAAATTTAAAGCAATAAAAGCAGAGCAGGAGGCACAAAGCAGAGGTATACAAGCATTGTTAAGAGATCGCATTGTGCAAGCCTATTACCATTACTGTGATGATAAAGTCATAACGCTGCACGGTCTTGAAAATGTGAATGCCATGTATGTGGAATACCATAGCCTTGGCGGTAACGGGACCATTACGAAATTAGTGGAAGAAATGAGAAAATATGAAGTTGTCGACAGGAGGGACAAAAGAAATGAAAATTAACTGGAAACTAAGATTTAAAAACAAAGCTACTTTAATCGCTTTACTTACTTGCTCAATTTCATTTGTATATCAGGTATTGGGTATTATAGGTATAACTACACCTATTACAGAAGATATGCTAATGCAGTATATATCGGCAGGACTTAATCTTTTAGTAGCTTTAGGAGTTTTAGTAGATCCTACTACTAAAGGCATTTCTGACAGCGTTAATGCTGTTACATATCAGGAACCAAAATAAATTAATACCACATTAGTAATCATGTTAGCCGGCTAAGTAGATAATACTCAGCTGGCTTTTTTAGTTTAAAGAAAAAGCACCCTAAACAATCAATTATATTATAGAAAAATATGGAAAAACAGACTGTTATATAATTTACTTAAATGGTAATATATTCTAGTAAATTATATTGTAACAAATAAAGTAACAAAAGGGAGGAAGAAATGAAACGATTATTAACAATTTTTTTAACTTTATGTATGGTATTAAGTATATCGGGGATAAGCGCCTGGGCGGATGGTGAAACAGGCTGGCAGGAAGAAGCATCTATGCCCACAGGAAAAAGAACTTTTGTTGTAGCAGTGGTTAATGATAATATTTATGCGATAGGTGGATATAATACGAATACTGTGGAAATTTATGATACAAAAACAAATACTTGGGATATAGGAGCCCCAATTCCAGTTAAAACTAGCAGATCGGCAGG